ATTCCCACAAGCTTCTGCTGTAGTAACTATGTTGGGTTCTGCTTCTAGCCAGTACGCTCAAAACTTGGTTTACCACAAAGATGCGATCACTTTTGCGACCGCCGACTTGTTGTTGCCACAAGGTGTTGACATGGCTTCCCGCCAAGTTCATAACGGTATCTCTATGCGTGTTGTACGTCAGTACGATATCAATAATGACCGTTTACCTTGCCGTATTGACGTTCTGTATGGCTTTAGCACAATCCGTCCACAGATGGCCTGCCGTATTTTTGGCTAATCTAATTGCACCCGCGCAAGCGGGGGCTTTTTAAAATTATTTTTTAAGGAATCAATATCATGGCACTTCCAAATGGAGCAGGTGGTTATCAACTAGGCGACGGTAACTTAACAGAAATTAATATGTCTACGCAAGTAGCTCCTACAGCTAAAGCAGCCGCAGCAACTTTAACTGCTGCTGAATTAGCAACAGGCATTATTAACTACAACGGTACAGCTTCAGCTTTGACAGTTCCTTTGGGTACTGACTTGGATGCAGCTTTTACTAGCATGAAGGTAAATAGCTCGTTTGATTTTTATATTATCAATACAGGCGCAACTAACGCTGCAACTGTAACGGCTAACACAGGTTGTACGTTAGTTGGTACAGCAGCCGTTTCGGCGGCTACGTCGGCTAACTGGCGTGTTCGTAAGACAGACGTAGCAACTTACGTTTTCTATCGTATTGCTGGTTAATGTAATACCCCCGCCCTTCGGGGCGGGATTTTATAGGAGAATAGATTATGGGTAATACCAAATCAATGGGCGTAGCTTTTGAAGATCAAGATTTAAAAAGTTCAAGTAATATTTACGCTTTGGCTGGTACAGGTCAGATTGGTTACAATACTGGCTCAAGTAGTACAGCGCCATCAACCGTTACACAAGCCACAAGTAAATCAACAGGCGTAACAATTAACGCATCTGTTGGTCAAATTGTGACTAATAACGCTGCGTTGGCTGCGGGCGCTGAAGTAGCTTTTGTTGTAACTAATAGTTCTATAAGTGCTTATGATGTACCCGTTGTTGCGTTAGCAAGCGGCGCTGCTACAGCAGGGACGTATTTATTTTCTATTGGTACTGTTGCGGCGGGTTCGTTTACTGTTGTAATTTCAAATGCAAGTGCAGGTAGTTTAAGTGAAGCATTAACTATAAATTTTGCAACTATTCACGTTGCACAGGTTTAATTTATTTTTAACTAAAATTAGGGGGGCAGTACGCCCCCTATCTAACTAAAGAAAATATGCCACTTATTTATCTAGAACATCCTGACCACGGCAATAAAGTGGCCACAATGGAACAAGAAGCAGAATTTGATGAACAAAACGGTTGGGTACGATATACTCACGATACGCCATCAATTTCTGAAGAAGTTGAAACAGTAGAAGAAGCTACTGAAGTTGCGGCTCCTGTTAATACGCTGGAAGTAAAAAGACGTCGTAAAACCGCACAGTAAGGAGTAGGCTATGGCGACAACCGCCGGTGATCAAATTAACGCAGCATTACGTTTAATCGGTATGCTCGCCGAGGGTGAAACACCTTCCGCTAATACTTCTAGCGATGCGCTTGACGCTTTGAATCAAATGATTGATTCATGGAATACTGAGCGTTTATCAGTCTTTTCAACTCAAGATCAAGTATTTACTTGGACGCCAAATCAAATCCATAGAACGCTAGGCCCTACAGGTAATTTTGTGGGTAATCGTCCTATTTTGATGGATGATGCTACTTATTTTAAAGACCCAACTAACGGCATTTCGTTTGGTATTAAGATCATTAACCAACAGCAATACGATGGTATTGCGGTTAAAACGGTTACTTCCACATATCCACAAGTAATGTGGATTAATATGGATTACCCTAATATTGATATGTATGTTTACCCAGTGCCTACAAAAGCATTAGAATGGCACTTTATCTCGGTTACTGAGCTAGATCAACCCGCCACTTTAGCGACTACTTTGGCTTTCCCGCCAGGCTATTTAAGATGTTTTAAATACAACTTAGCGTGTGAAATAGCTACTGAATTTGGCGTTGAACCGCCTGCTAACGTGGCTAGGATTGCCATGACTTCTAAGCGCAATCTGAAACGCATTAACAACCCTGACGATATTATGTCCTTGCCTTACAGCATTGTTGGCACGCGTCAGCGCTTTAACATCTTTGCCGGTAACTATTAATGAAATCGCATATTTTGGGGCAATCTTATGTTGCCCGCAGCATCAATGCGGCAAACGATGTAATGATGAATTTGTTTCCAGAAGCTACACCTCTTGAAGGTAAAGAAAACGGTTTTTTAAACAGAGCGCCTGGGATGAGCAAACTTGCCACTATTGGCAATGGCCCCATCCGCGCCCTATGGTCGCATCAGACTAACGGCGGCGATGCCTACGTTGTGTCTGGTAATGAAGTCTTTAAAATTGACGCTAGTTATCAAGCAGCAAAGTTAGGTAACGTAACCGGCTCAGGCCCCGTATCTATTGCCGATAATGGCACTCAACTCTTTTTTGCTTGTAACCCTGATGGCTTTATCTACGATGAAGTTGCCAATACGTTTGTACAGATTACTGACCCAGACTTCCCTGGCGCGGTAACTGTAGGCTATTTAGACGGCTATTTTGTGTTTAATGAGCCAAACAGCCAAAAATTATGGGTTACTGAGATATTTGATGGCACTATGATTGACCCCTTAGCGTTTGCTAGTGCTGAAGGATCGCCCGACTTAGTTCAAGCTATTAACGTAGATCAACGCGAGCTTTGGGTATTTGGTACCGATACGATTGAGGTATGGTACAACGCAGGTACCGCCAACTTCCCTTTTGCGCGCATCCAAGGCGCTTTTAACGAGTTAGGGTGCTTAGCCCCTTACTCGGTAGCAAAACTTGATAACACGCTGTTTTGGCTTGGCAATGACCCCCGTGGCTACGGCATTGTTTATCGTGGCGAAGGCTATCGTGGTAGACGCGTATCTACCCACGCTGTTGAGTACGCCATTCAAAGTTATGGCGATGTATCTAATGCCCTTGCCTATACGTACCAGCAAGAAGGCCATGCGTTTTATGTCTTGATATTCCCAACCGTTAATAAAACTTGGGTGTTTGATGTAGCTACAAGCGCGTGGCATGAGCGTGCAGGTTTTGAAGATGGCTTTTTTACCCGCCATCGTTCAAACTGTCAGATGAACTACCAAAGCAAAACCATTGTTGGCGACTACTTAAACGGCAATATCTATGCTTTTGATTTAGATGTTTATGACGATAATGGTGCAGTGCAAAAATGGGTTCGTTCATGGAGAGCGCTTCCTACAGGCACTAATAACCTAAAACGCACCGCACAACATTCTTTACAACTTGATTGCGAGTCAGGCGTTGGTACAGACACAGGGCAAGCGCAGGATCCACAAGTAATGCTTCGTTGGTCAGATGATGGTGGTCATACTTGGTCAAATGAGCATTGGGTTTCTGTAGGCAAAATAGGCGCTTATTATCAACGTGCTATTTGGCGTCGCCTTGGTATGACCGTTAAACTTCGTGACCGAGTGTATGAAATTTCAGGCACAGACCCAAATAAGATAGTCATTATGGGCGCCGAATTAATACTGAATGGTACAAATGCCTAATACGTTAACTACGATCCCCGCGCCACGGGTTCCTTTAGTCGATCCTGATACAGGATTAATTTCTAATGAATGGTATCGTTTTTTCTTTAATATATACACATTAACAGGGGCAGGTGGAAATGCTATTACTTTGCTAGATTTGCAACTTAACCCGCCATCTACTGACTAAATATGCTTTTTTATACCTACCCTTCTGATACACTAGCGCGAAAGCTACGAGGTAATTTATGACAACATTTTTGACCCCATCCCCCAAACAACAGTTTTTTACTGCTGCTGGTGTACCATTAGTAGGGGGTAAAGTTTATACGTATGCTGCGGGTACCTCTACTCTACTAGCTACATATCAGGATTCTACTGGCACTGTTAGCAATACTAACCCTATTATTTTGGATTCTAGAGGCGAGTGTAATCTTTGGCTTTTACCTGCTAATGCGTATAAATTTATACTAAAAGACAGCACAGACGCCTTAATTTGGACTGTAGACAATGTCAATTTAGGTATTAACTTTAGCAACGTCATCATTACTGGCGGTAGCCTTAACGGCGTTACCATTGGCAATATTGACCCAGGGACTGCCGTATTTACCGATCTAACCGCAACTGGCACTGTTACTTTTAATGGTGTCACGCAGATGCAGATCCCTGCTGGGCCTACGGCTAATCGCTCTACAACCCCTGTAGATGGCATGATTCGCTACAACACTACAACTGACCAGTATGAAGGCAATGCCGCTGTAACTGGTCAAACTATTTCTACGCTTCAATTGTCTGGCACCGTAACAGCCATTTTAACTACAACTAGCACTCATGGATTATCTACGGGCAATTACATTACCGTTACAGGCGCTACCCCTGCTGCGTACAACGGTTCGTACAACATTACTTATATTAGTAGCACTTCGTTTAGTTACACTATGGCGTCAAACCCAGGCGGTAATGCTACGGTTGTAGGTACTTATGTAGCGCAGTTATGGTCAGATATTGGTGGCGGCGCTACAGGCGGTGGCACTAATCAAATTTTCTTTGAAAATGAACAGACCGTAACTGCTGACTATACAATCACTACAAGTCGTAATGCAATGTCTGCTGGGCCAATCACAATCGATACGGGCGTATCTGTATCTATCCCAACTGGTTCATATTGGGTAATTGTCTAAGGAAAATATTATGGCTGGTACTTTAAATGTTACGACAATAAGCGGTGTATCTACTTTAAATGCACCTAGCGGAGTTCTTGCCACTCAAAACGGCATGACTGGTATTGCTAAAGCATGGGCGCAATTTACGGGCGCAACCCCACCAGTTTTAAATGGGTCATTTAATGTTAGTTCAATTACAAGAAATGCAACTGGTTATTACACAATAAATTTTACTACTGCAATGTCAAACGCAAATTATTCTGCTGTAATGTCAGGCGGTACAGTAATTAGCGGTGCAAATTCTAGCCAAGCAATATTTACAAATAATTCAGCCGCTTCTGTAGCACCTACAACAAGTTCATTTACAGTAACAACTGGAACTGCTAGTTGGGGTGCTTACGCAGATTTAAATTGGATTTGCGTATCAGTTTTAGGTTCATAAAGGATAAATCATGGCTGGCACATTAATAACATCAACGCTTCAAGGCACAACCTTAACGGATGGGACTAATAGCACTTCAACTACTAACTGTATTCAAGGTTCTGCAAAGGCTTGGGTAAGATTTAATAACGGCACAATCAATGCTTCTTATAATGTTTCTTCTGTAACAAGAAATGGAACTGGTGATTATTCAATTAATTTTACCAATGCCTTAACAGATGCAAATTACAGCACAGTAGGAAGTGTTCAAAATTCAACAGCTAACTATGGTTGGTGTTTTACGCCTTATTATAGTGCCGCACCAACAACTTCTGCTGTAAGAGTTGCTACAAGTACGGCTGGTGGTGCTGCTTTGGCTGATGTCGCTTATTGCAATGTAGCTGTATTTAGATAATTAAGGAAATCAAAATGACACAAGCAATCATATTTACTAACTCCAATGGCGGTGTATCTGTTTGCATCCCTACTGGCGAAATTTCAATCGAAGCCGTACAAGCTAAAGATACCCCTGTTGGTTCTTTAATTGTCAACACTTCTGACCTACCAACAGACAATGACTTCTTTGATGCTTGGGAACTAGCTGACGGCGTAGTTACTGTTAGCCTAGCTAAAGCTAAAGACATCACCAAGAAGCGTTTACGTGCAGAGCGTGAGCCACTTTTAGCCGCACAAGATGTAGCGTTCCAACGGGCTCAAGAAGCTAACACTTCTACAACGGCTATCGTTGCTGAAAAGAAAAGATTGCGTGACATTACAACTTTAGCTGATGCGGCTACAACTTTAGAAGGCTTACGAGCCATTGAGGTGTAATCATGGCTATTACTATTAGCGGTAGTGGAACAATGCAACAAATGGCTAGTGGCGGTATTACTGGCGGTGCAACCCTTACTGCAATGACCGCACAGGCATCTACAAGTGGCACAAGCATTGACTTTACTAGCATCCCTAGTTGGGCAAAGCGTATTACTGTAATGTTTAGTGGGGTTTCTACAAGTTCAACTTCTAATATTCAAATTCAACTTGGAACATCAGGCGGTGTTGTTAGTTCAGGATATTTAAGCACAAGTGTTGGTACTGGTTCAGGAGGTACTGGAGGAAATAGTTACACTACTGGTTTTGGTATGCGTAATGATGATGCTAGTTATGTTCTTTCTGGACATATGGTTATTACATTATTAGGTAGCAATATTTGGATTTCATCTCATACTGGAAAAGTATCTACGGCTGTTGTTTTACTTGGTGGTGGTTCAGTTACTCTTGGTGGCACTTTAGATAGAGTACGCATAACCACAGTAAACGGCACAGATACATTTGATGCTGGTTCAATTAACATTCTTTACGAGTAAGCAATGACCGTCTACGTCAAAGTTCTGATCCCCGCCAAGATTGCTGAAAATACGCA